GACGAGGACGAGGACGAGGACGAGGACGAGGTTTTTGTAGACGATAAGGATGTAACCTTTACGAGGTACACGGGAAGGGAATACAAATTCGTTAAAATGAACATGGCGTACGATAATTGGAGTACGTGGCAACCAAAAAACCCGTCAGAACAGCTTTTAAAAAATGCTATAGATAATAATGAATACTCAAACTCCGAGTGGATGGACGACGAGTCGTGAATATTTCAAATTATCCGACGAAGATAGTCAAGATGAATCGGAATCGGAATCGGAATCGGATACCGATCGCGAATCTTCAGAGTCAGAATACGAAGGTGGTAACCCGAAAATGTTAAAAGGGTACCTTAAAAATACGAAAAAGTATAAAAAAATTTTATTCGAGGACGATTTGTTCCCAGAATAAAATCTGTTTCTATAGTATAAAAAATGTCTACCGCAGCCGAAACTGTTACGCTCGTTACTCGTGAACTCGAAACGCAATCCCTCAACGCGATCGTTGCGGGGTTTTCCTTCGCCGCCGCTTTGTCTTGGATGGACTTGGTCAGGTGGTTGGTTAACCAAATCGTCAAGGTCAACAAGAACGGTGGTATGAACTACACGCTTACCGCTTTGCTCACGACGCTTCTTTCCATCTTCGTATACATCGTCGTTTCCAGATTGTCGACGCGTGTCCAAAAGCCATCGCAACCAATCTTCGCGGTTACTCGATAAGTCTCGCTTGTTTTTTAGTAACAAGTAGTAAGAATAGTCCAGTGGCGACTATTACAAATATAGATATAACACCATCCCATCTACGCGGATCCTCCAGTTCGGGGATACTCATAGGTGGTGGTAGAGACCATTCTCTACTCACACTAGACAGGTTTTCGAGTTTATCAGTAGAACACGTTATAGCTAATTTTAAAACGTGGTTCGCGTTCCTAAACTCGTAAGGTATTAACCGGTTATTACTACTATAATAAAATTGTACCCTTAAACTCGATATCGTTTTTTGCGACCCGGAATCGAAATTGTGTTCTACGGCATCGTCCGCCCCGGAATAGTTAATCACGTCACCACACAAAAGTATACGCCCGGTATAAAACGGCGATTCCGAAAACACGGTTTTGTTAAATTCGTCCGAACCGCTACTCAGTTTCACTATAATTGCATCTGCACCCTGTAAATTAATACTCCCTGTTTCTAAAGTATATGGCGATGACGTGGTAGACGAAACGTTACTTGCCGGTAAACCTAAAACATCGTATGGTGTTGTATACCCGTTCGTCCCCGTAGCGTACCCGTTCGTACCCCCGTAAAATTCAAATGTAAACGGTGCATTACCCGTAAACGTTATAGCGTTCGTTTCCTTGTCAAACACGGCAGATGTAATAACACTAGAAGAGGCTGTTGCAACCGCCTGTGCTAAATCATTACCGCTATAGTTTCCTATAGGTATAGTGACTGTTGTTCCATTTATATCAAATTGGTTATTTCTATCGTGTATGAGATACTGACTGTTGTGTATTCGTGCTGATATGAGTGAAATTTTGGACACGTCATAAATAGGGTTTTTTAGGTGTACGACATAATCACCTGGGTTTGGGTACAAAGTGGGATCACGTTCACCACTATCTATATCTAAGGTGTGTACCTTCATTAAAATATATGAACAATATTTTAATGAGTGTATTTACTTATTTGTTTAACTAATTAGGAAAGGTTGTGTGATAATGGATTATTCATGAGTTGACGTTTCGCCATGTCTAAGCTATTTGGAGACGAGTTTGGATTCATGTTACCTTTGTATGCATTGAACTGGTTATAATCGTTTTGTCTATACTGTTGTGTCCAAGCCCCATCCGCTGAGTTCACTCTACCGTCTATTCGAGTCGTATCCGAACGAACACTCGTAACCATACCACCTTGGTTAAGTGGATCGGCGCGTACATTCATTCTACCGGCACCCCCGGCTCTACCGGCTTTACCTCTTCTATCGTCCGGTCTAAAACCGTATTTCATGAGTTCTTCTACCGTGTGTGCTGTACCATACGTTCTCTTCTCACCTATCTTAGTTGCTGGTGTACTCAAATACCCACCAATAAAACTACTAATACCCGGTGCTGGTTGATTATTGTACTGGTACTGTTCCATATTTCCATCCTTCTTGTTTCTCGTTGGTTCCTGGGCACGTGTGAGTGCCGAAACCGTTCTCTTTGCACTCGCATACGTCAAACCGTCCGTACGCAAACCGGTTTCCGATCTGTTCGTCGTTCTCTTCGTACGTTCGTGTTCGCCTCTTGGTGCTCTACCACTCATACCTTGCGCTCTACCCGGTACTGGTGGAAGACGACCTTGCAAAAACGCCGTTTTCTCTGGTCTGTTTTGGGCAACTTCGCCTATAATACCTCTTCTACCACCCTTCGAATCGTAAGCGGGACCACTTCGCCCTGGTAAAGTTGTGAGACGGTATGCACCCACATTTTCTGGGTTAACTCTGAAAAGTTGTTGGTAACCACCGACCGAGGGTACGTCCGCGGAAACACCCAAACCTGGACCAACGTTTTGTCTTTCTATCGGGGAAAGGTTATTCATGATGCCTCCGTCATACATCATTCTATTTCTCATGCCAAGTAATTCTGAACCCGAAGATCTCTGTTGCGGAGCAACTTCTGCAAAAGAAGAAACTTCTTCTTTAGACGTGTAGGTGGGTTCAACGAGTGGCGAAACTGGACCTAAAAACGAATCGTTTATAACAACATCCCTATCAAATTCCGGTTTTAAAACAATATCTTCTTCTATGGACTTACCTTCAATCGCGTACGTTTCTTCTTCTGGTTTACTCAGTTTACGACCAGCATAAACAAGACCTGCTATAGCCAATATAGATATGGGATCAGCCATTCTTATTTCTTACTAACATTTTTATCGAGGTATCTTTTCTGAAACAAACCATTTTGGAGTTCGGCTCTCGTACTCGAAGGTTCGTACGACATGGTTCTGAGTGGAACTTTACACTCGACGTTTTGTAAAGGGTGGAAACCCCTTTCGTAGGTTTTCGCCAATACTTTGTTGAAACGTGTAGTCGATTGTGGTCGAAGAGCATCGCTCGTCTCTATAAATTGTGCTGGAGAACCTTTACCGGCCATGTAAGGTGCGGTTCCATAGAGCATGGTGTTTGGACGAGAAGAGCCGTAGTTAAGAGTACTGGGCTGAGGATACACGAACACTTCTTCGGTTGCACATACGGTTGGAACAGCCTTATCTTGAACGATTTTTAATCCTGGTTGGAGTTGATACGCCATTTACTATTACTTAAGATTTTGTTTAAGCAAATCGAGTACCTACTTTTACTTTCTTTATTTTAAATGAATCTATCTTCTTACATCCCCGTTTGGTGCTAAACCCGCGAACGCTTCGAGTTGTACACCTCTCGCATCTGGATCACACAATCTAGGGTCTTGTCTACACGTATCTTTTCGGGAACCGTGTATAAACTCGTATGGAGAATCATTTCCCAAAGACGTGTTTGGCATGGTTACGAACTGTCTCGATAAAGCGTTTCTTTGGTATTCTGGTAAAGAGGAACGCGAACGAGATGGTCCGTACATAACACCGTTCGTTGTTAAATCATTAGTTTGCTTTTTAACCGTCGGGTAGTAACACGCACTTGGTCTATCTGGTCTATCGTTAAAATCACTCAAAAGAACGTTACCCATTGGGTTCTCCACCGTGGGTTGTTGACATCGTCCTGTTGTACCTAATTGATTTTGAGTTGGTCTAGCGAGTGCTTCACTTACCATATCCGTTCTCTCCATAGCATAAAGAACACCTAAAGCCGTACCGCCTAAAATAAAAATTCTAAAGTCTCTGTTTATGAGATAAATTATACACGTTGCGTAAATTATAAATCGTGAAGCCGCATTTATACGTTGTTCTGGAGCGAGTGTATTTGAAGGCCAGAACTCTAAAACTTTATCCGAACGAATGAGTTGTTTTGGATCTTCGAACCAAGAAGCCATTTATATATAGTGAGTTTATTTTTTGTTGCCTCCAAGCATACCCCCCAACATACCTTGCATGGTTTTCATGAGAGCGGCTTCGTCTAATTCGGAACCATCTTCACCCATCTTATCGGCACACTGCTTAGCAACACTCTCAATCATGGAGAGTGTATCTTCTGGAATAGACTTGATAGTTGTACCCAACATGTAAAGGGTCTGGACATATTGCCAAATCGCATTCTTGGTGTTTTCGGAACACGAATCCCAGTGTTTTTCCAAGTTGATATCTTTCATGAAATCGAGATTCTTAGATTCGTTTATGAAAAACGTATCGTCTTTCGCCGAAATCTTATCTGCGTACGGTGTAACGCTCGCCATGAAACCGTCTACCACGAGTTTCGGGTTTGTATCTTTCATGAGTTCAAAAGCGGAGATGCACTTTTTCAAGCCTTTTTCTTCTGGAAAAGTTTTGTGTAGTTCCATAAGAAATTGACCCATCATTTCAGTGAACGCGGATACGGAAGTCATTTTGTACTGTATATAGTTACAATATCTTTAAGTAAAGAAAATTAAAACGGTTCAGTTGATATAGATTCACGTTTACCGAGACCGTTCGTGACTATAAAAAAAACTAAAATCCCAACGAGTGCCGCTGGTTTAGTATATGCACTCAATGGTAACTTACCTTCATTATTTATTTTTGCTTTAAAGTGAATGTATCCTGCTGTAATAAGACCGGCTACGATCGCGGCAGACATTGGATCTCTCAAATAGTCTTCAAACTCCATTTAATATAATTGAGGTTTTTTTCTTTGGGTTTCGGGTGCATCCGAAAACAAAACGTCTTCTTCTTCTTCTTTTGGTATTGGTCTTCCTGTATTTATTGTTTTGAATTCATTATCCACGAAAGAAGGTCTGGGTTCCGGTTCCGACACGGGTTCCGGTTCCGACATGGGTTCCGGTTCCGACATGGGTTCCGGTTCCGACATGGGTTCTGGTTCCGAAACGGGTTCTGGTTCCATTCCCTGATCAAAACCGTCACTTTCTATTTCCTCTTGGTTTCCTTCGTTTATCTCCGGGTCTTCAAAATCACCAACTTCAGCTTCACCCAAATCGAGGTCTTGGCCTTCTTGTTTTTGGGACATGTACGTTTGTAATATTTGTTGTACGGGTATGAGTTCTTTCACCGCAGATTCTATACACGCGGAAAAACGTTCAAACAACTTATCGTTTCTCGCGTTTTCGTTTTGTGAGTCGTGGTATATGTAAGGATCGTTATAAAGATTCTCGGCGGCTTTGTTATAACACATTTGAATGAACACTTCATTCGTTGGTAACTTGAGTGATATTTTCTTGTTATCCTTACTTAAACGAACCGCGGACAAAATCTTAACACAGCTCACAAAAACAGCCGCGATGAGATCGTTAAACCAAGCGCACCTATTTGCAATGTTATCACTGTGTGATTTAGATTGCGCGTCGCTCCAGTTTGGAACTTCTTTCAAAAGTTTTTGAAACATTATCAAAACCTTTCTCCCCTTGGAAAGATTATAAGCTTCTTTGTACATTTCTTCGTAAACCTCTATCATAACCGGACACATGAGTATACATAATTGACCAAGGTATTCACGCTTAGCTTCTACTAATATGTTAAGGTTATCCATTTATGATAAAGCGGATTTTTTTTATGAACTAATTACCGCGTTGTCCTGTACTTGTTTGCAGTTTTTTTCAAATTCACGAGTGTTGGAAAATCACCGAGTTCTTCGTTTACACTTTTATCCTCAGTCTTTTTCGTTTTTTTGGGACGCCACGATATACATAGTTCATATTCACCCACGCGCTGAACCATGAAACCACCTATCTCGTATTGTCTGACGATGTACTGTAGCGCTTTGTGTCTTTCAAAGTGCGGGTACCCCATGACAAAAGAAGGTATTTGAACAAAAACGTGTTTGTGACCTAATTCAACCGATTGTCGTATTTTCTTAGTGATCTGTTCATATATTTTAACGTACGTCTCTTTTCTGAGTTTGTTACGTTTTTCAGTTATACGAGATATCTCATCAATACTGATCATACAATAAAACGAAATTATTTTTTCTGAATTTAAACTCGGGCTTGTTTTTTACTTTTTAAATGGGTCAAAAAGTGAAACTTTTTACTTTTTATTTT